TCCGGCAAGTCGGACGCCGCGCTCTTCGACTTCCTTCGCTTCGTGCACGTGCCGGAATACCAGGGCGCGATTTTCCGCCTCACCGAAGAAGACTGGAAAGACTCGAGCTCCATTCTCAACCGGGCGAAGCGCTGGTTTCACGGCACCGATGCGCGGTGGAGCGACGAAGTAGGCGGCTTCGCGTTCTCCTCCGGCGCCACGCTGCACTTCGGCTCCGGCTACAACGGCAGCTTCAACGCGCTGTCGCGCGCGTACCAGGGCGCCGAGCTGCAATGGATTTGGGTGGAGGAGCTGCAGCAGTGGCCGGAGAACTGCTACCGGTTCCTGTTCAGCCGACTGCGGCGAACGAAGGCGATGAAGACAGCGGGGCTGCCGCTGCGCATGCGCGCCACCGCCAACCCGGGCGGCGTCGGCGGAGAGTGGGTGCGCGGCCGCTTCGTCGAGCTCGCGCAGCACGTCGGGCGCCGCACGTTGGTGAAGGAGGACTTGCACGCGCGTCGCTACAACAGCGCGGAGATGCCCAGCCCGCGGGTGTACGAGTCGCCGCCATCGCCGGAGGCCGTCGACCTGGCGCGCAAGCAAGGCCGGCAACCGCAGGGTGCTTTCTTCGTGCCGGCGTTCGCCAGCGACAACCCCGGGCTGGACCTCGAGAGCTACCAGAATCAGCTCGCGAAGCTCGACCCCATCACCCGCGAGCAATGGGAGTTCGGCGACTGGTGGGTGAGCATCGAGGGGAAGCTCTTCAAGCTCGAAAACTTCCAGTACCTCGAAGCTGATCAGGTACCGAAAGGGCTGCGGTGGATTCGCGTCTGGGACTTCGCCGGCACGAAGCCGACGAAGCCGGGGCAGGACCCCGCGTGGACTGCGGGCACGAAGATGGCGCTATGGCCCAACCCAGAGAACAAGAACGTGGTGCGCATGGTGGTCTCCGACCTGGTGCACTTCCGAGACGACCCGGGCCCGACGCAAGAGGAGGCGCGCAAGACAGCGAAGGCCGACGGCCACAACGTGCCGATGGTGATGGAGCAGGAGCCGGGGAGCGCTGGCAAAATGGTGGTGTCGAACTTCGCCCGCGAGCTCTTCGGCTACCGCGTGCACGGCTACCCGAAGACCGGCGACAAGATGAGCTATTGGCGGTTGCCGTCGGCGATCTGCAGCAACAAGGGCCTGTTCCTGGTGCGCGGCCACTGGAACAAGAAAATGACGGATGAGCTCACCGGCCTGCCGTTCTCGCCGAAGAAGGACATCGCCGATTCGCTCGCGACCGGCGCGGCCTGGCTGACGGGCCCGGGCCTGGCGATTCTGCGGCTCTGGGCGATGGCGCAGCTGTGAGGTAGGTTGCCCAGCCATGGCGACGAAGCGCACGCAAGGGCCACCGGCACTTCCCCGCGGCGTCGAGCTGCGCCAGCCGACGAACTTCGCGATGAACGTCGACAGCTGGGTGAACGTGCTGACCGGCCTGGGCACCTTCGCCAGCGACAAGCGCACCGGCGCGCGCCACTCGGCGCTTCGGCTGTCGGAGCTCGAGGCCGAAGACCTCTGGCGCGGCAGCTCGATGGGCGGCCGCATCGTCGAGACCCGCCCGAAGGCGATGCTGCGCGGCGGCTTCCAGGTGGCGATCTCCGACCTCGACCCGGTGGAGGGGAAGGAAAAAGAGCAGGAGACCGAGCTCGACCCGATCGGGCCCGAAGGCGAAGGTCGCGGTGATGCCCAGGTGATGGGCGGCGCGGTCTCCGAAGAGGCCCAGGCGCTGCGCGAGGCCGAAGAAGACCTGGCCGCGCTCTGCGATGATCTCCAGGTCGATTCCCACTACCTCGAGGCGCTGAACTTCGAACGCGCGTATGGCGGCGCGGCGATTTTGCTCGGAGCTCGCGACGGCCAGGCGGACCTGTCGAAGCCGCTCAACCTGAAGAAGCTGCAGAGCATCGAATTTCTCTACGTGCTGCGGCCGCGCGAGTGCTGGCCGATGCGATGGAACACCAACCCGCTGTCGGCCGGCTACGGGCACCCGGTGCTGTTCCGCATTCAGCGCGAGACGATGGGCGGCGTGCCGTCGGCGCCGTTCGACTGCCACGTCTCGCGGCTGATCCGCTTCGACGGCGTGAAGGTGTCGCGGCGCCAGCAGGCGGAGCATCGCGGCTGGGGCGACTCGGTTTTCGTGCGCGTCTTCGAAGACCTCCGAGACTTCGAGCTGTCGCACGGGGCGGTGGCCACGCTGCTGAACGACATCAGCCAAGCCGTCTACGGCATGCAGGGCTTGGCCGACGCGATGAGCTCCGACGACGGGCAGAAGCTGGTGATTGCTCGCGCGAAGGCGCTGGAGATGGCCCGCAGCATCTGCCGCGCGCTCATCATCGACAAAGACGAGACCTTCGAGCGCAAGGCCACCCCACTGAACGGCGTGGCGGACATTCTCGATCGCATCGTGAAGAAGCTCGCCGCGGCCGCCGACATGCCGGTCTCGCTGCTGATGGGCGAATCGCCCGCGGGGCTGAACGCCACCGGCGACGCGAACATTCGTTGGTTCTACGACGACGTGAAGGCCGATCAGCGCATGCGACTGCGGCCGAAGCTGAACCGCCTCGTGAAGCTGCTGTTTCTGGCGAAGAACGGCCCAACCGACGGAGTGGAGCCGCGACGCTGGACCGTTCGCTTTCCAGAGCTCTGGCAGGAGACCGAGGGCGAGCGCGCGAAGATTCGCCTGGCGCAGGCCCAGGCCGATGTCGCGTACGTCAACGCCGGCGTGCTCATGCCGGAGGAGGTCGCGATCAGCCGCTTCGGCGGTGACGTCTGGTCGCCGGAGACGCACCTCGACAACGAAACGCGCGAGCAGATTCAGGCCGTGCGACCGGAGCCGGGCGAGCCTGGCGGCGTGCACGGTCCGCCCACTGAGCCGGTGGCGAACGGCCCGGGCGCGCAGATGGGCGCGAACAACCCCATGAACAAGCCGCCGGGCCCGAAGCCCCCGGAGAAGTCGCCAGCGCCGAAGGGCGCGCCGATCGAGAACGCATGAAGATGACTCTAAAGAAGGGCGACAGCTGCGCGATCTGCCTGACCGCTTTCGTCGACAACGACGACGTGCTGCAGGAGAAGGGAACCGATCGCTTCGCTCATGCGCGCTGCGCCCAGCGGCTGATCAAGTCGCGCGGTGCCACGCTCACGAAGGGAGACCAGCGGTTGATCGCCCAGCGAGTCGGCGCCGTCATTCCCGACTTGGCGAAACGGTTCTTTCGGAACTAGGGTTCGCGCATGGCCAAAACTTTCCAGGTGGTGGTGACGATTCAGGGCTTCACCGATGCCGACGCTGCGAAGGGCGTGGCGAAGTCTCTCGAGCAGAACGTGAAACCGCCCGGGTGCACCGTCTCCGCGCTGGTCTCCGAGCAGAAGGCAGACGGACCGGTCGACGACATCAGCGAAGCGCCGACGCCGCCCGCCAAGCCGACGTCCCCTTGAGCTCCGGCCTTCAGCGCCAGAAGCTGAAGGACCTCGAGCACAAGGTCTCCTCCAAGACGTTCAGCATCAAGTGCCCGAAGTGCTTCACGCACTGGATCGTGGTGCCGATTGCTCCGGGCTGGAAGGGCCCGGGCGGGGTTGACGTCTCGCCCTGGGCCTGGAACGAAGCCAGCCAGACGCTGACGCCCAGCATTCGCGCCTCGACCGCTCCGGCCTGCGAAGTTCATTTCAACGTCACCGCCGGCGAAGTGATAGTTCACGCGGCATGAGCTCGCCGGCCTTCACCGAGCAGGTTCGCCGGCGCCGCCGCCTGATGAAGACGACGCTGGGCCGCACGCTGCCGAAGCGCGTGCACCTGTCGGCGCAGGTCTTCCCGAAGACCATCGAAGGCAGCTACCTGCGCGGCATTCAGCAGCTGCTCGAGGCCGTCCACCGCCTGGTGCTGACCACGCTGGTGCCGATGCTGGTCGAGCTCACCCGCACGTCGAAGGAGCTCCGCGGCGACGCCGCGCCAGAAGATGCGCGCAAGCAGCTGCAGCTGATTCGCATCTCCGCCCAGGGCGTCTTCTTAGACGAACGCGTAAGCGACCTGGCGAAGCAGATGGCCGATCGCACGAAGGACTACCAGCACGGGCAGCTCGAGCGGCAACTGAAGGCCGCGGTGGGCGTAGACATTCCGGTGCGCGATCCGCAGTACCAGGAACGGCTGAACGCCTTCACCGCCGAGAACGTGGCGTTGATCCAGTCGATCCCATCGACCTACCTCGATCAGGTGCAGGCCCGGGTAATGTCGGGCATCACCGCCGGCGAGCGCGCCGAAGACCTGGCCGACGACATCGAAGACCGCTTCGCGGTGAGCGAGAGCCGCGCGGCGCTGATCGCCCGCGATCAGATCGGCAAGTTCTACGGCGCGCTGAACCGCGCCACCCAGCGAGAGCTCGGCATCGACAGCTTCGTCTGGGAGACGATGCAGGACGAACGCGTGCGCCCGGAACACGCCGACCTCAACGGGAAAACGTTCACCTGGGAGAAGGGCGCGCCGGTCGAAGGCTTCCCAGGGGAACCAATCAGCTGCAGATGTACGGCGTCCCCAGACGTCTCCGGCCTATTGGCCGATCTCGAGAGCGACTGATGCCGCACAAGAACAAAGAAGAAGCGGCCCTATACCGCGATCGCACCAGGAAGCAGCGGAACGCTCGACGCCGGGCGCATTGGAAGGCGAACCGCGAGCGGCTTCTCCAGAAGCTTCGCGAACGCACGCCGGTGATTCGCTACGGCATCACACTCAAAGAAGTCGAGACGCTGAAGAGGAAACAGAAGGGGCTTTGCGCGCTCTGTCGTCGGCCGCCTGGTCCGAGGGGGCTTTGCATCGACCACGATCACGAACGCAATCGGGTGCGCGGCCTACTCTGCAGCCCGTGCAACGTGGCATTGGGTTCGCTCGGCGACAACGCCGAAGGACTGCGACGGGCCTTGATGTACGTCCTTGGCCGGCTGT